GTGACATCGCCCTCAGCTGGGAGCACTCCCAGTGGGTGAAGATGGTGCCACGCACTGAACGCAAACGACTGAAGAAGTTGTTGTCATGGCAAATAAATAACAAAGGCGTTGCTTATGCTCAAGGTGGTAGAGTTAAGTACAGTTGTAGGGGGCGTAGAATGAGTGGTGACATGAACACATCATCAGGTAACATTATGATCATGTGCGCTCTAATCTACTGCTACTTATTGAGTCAGGGACTTAAGACGAGTGACTTTTGGGTTGCAAATAACGGAGACGATAGCGTGGTGGTGGTCGAACAACACCATCTGTCTAAGTTAGATGGAATACCCAAGTGGTTCACTGAGATGGGGTTCACCATGAAACTGGAAGCCCCCGTGCAAGTCCTTGAACAGGTGGAATTTTGTCAGACTCGACCTGTCTACACTGCTCGAGGTTGGTGCATGGTAAGAGATCCAACTCGTGCCATGGCCAAGGACCTCACTGCCAATTGTGACATAAAACCATCGAAGCATAGAGGCACATGGTTGGGGGCTGTACGAGATGGTGGGTTAGCTCTCACTGACGGAGTCCCCGTGTGGCCCAGCTTTTACCAAATGTTTGAGGGTAGAGGAGGTGACAATCAGATCTCGGAGCACCTGAGGAACTCAGGATGGCACCACTTACGTGGTAGTCTCTCGTTCAGGGATGTGGCTATCACTGCCGAGGCGCGATGCTCTTTTTACTTTGCCTTTGGCATCACTCCAGATGAGCAGGAAGTGTTGGAGGCCCACTTCCGTAGCGTTAAGTATAGAGTAGAGGATTCTCCAGGTGAGGTCTGGAATCCTGCGGCAGAACCCTGCATACCAGGGGGTCTCCACATGACAAACTAAGCATTGTTCATCAGCATATACGCATATTGCACAAATATTTGTAAACCACAACACGCATTAAACACCATTGGTAGGAAAAGTGTTAGAGTAGATGCATGTGTGTCAAATTATAAGAAACTAAAAACAGGCGCATTTAGAAGGTAGTGTGATGGCTTATA